CCCAACATACCCTTTAATTTGTCGAGCGGTGCCACCACCTCCGGGTTATTCCTTGCGCCGGGATATTCGCCAACAAGCGCGTGTGTAGGCCCGGAAACAATACCGCCTTTTGCAAGGGGTGTTGCAATGATCTTTGCTATCTGGATCGCGCCAATTGCCCCGGCTGCGATTGCGCCGGGTATAAAGCCCTGCGCAAGCCCTTTTAGCACGCCCTGCGCTGCGTCGATAGTAGCCATCAATACAGCCAAAACTTTTGCCCGGCGGGCTGCCCTGCGCTGTACCTGTTCTATTTTGTTTGCAAAATCTTCTTTGATTTTTAATTCCTGCGCCGAACCTGATTTAACGCCCACAAGCCGCGCCTCCATTTCTTTGTTTAGGTTTGAAATGTTGCGGGCTGCCATTGCATCAGACAGGCCGGATAATGCGCCCAGGGCTTCGCCGATTCTGTCCGGCCATTCACCGATACTTTGCTGGAAGCCGTCCGCCCAACGCTGCATAGAAACATCAATTCCCTCAACATCTGTTTTTATAGAGTCGCTTGCTGAATTGACCGCGTTTTTGATACGCGCCATGCCTGATTCAAATTTTGCCGCAAATTCAGGGTCGGACGCCTCCGGTGTTTTTATTCCCGCTATTTGATCAACCGGCTTGCTCGCGCCCTTTATATCCTCGTATTCCATCGTGCCGCGAATTGCCTTTTCGGCCATGTCGGCAGCGTGTACGGATTTCATTAAATCCTCCCAGGACTTTGCGCGCGTGTCAATGCCGCCCGTGTCGCTGGCTGTATCTGTTACCGTTTTTGTGGTATTTGCGACATTTGTATTTTCTTCCGCTATTTTAGCAAGAAGGTCTCTTTGAGCGTTTAATGGTGCCTCTAATTCGTCAAGTACCTTTTTTTGCTTTTCCAGCGCCGTTGTGGTATTTGTGGCAATGCCCAACATGCCAAGCGCAACTTTTTCGTCTTTGGAAAACGTGCCTCTTTTTAGCCGGATTTCGTTTAATTGCTTTTCAATGGCGATTAACTGTTCCTGTGCCGCCATTGCACGGGCATTTTTCATCAGGCTTTCCCGGAAAGCGTCACTCGCTGCGGTTACGTCTTTTGTTATGTCGCCGCCAATTTTTAGTTTATTAAAGTACTCCGGCGCTATCTCATTTAATTCATTGAGCGCTCGTTTTTTAGCATCCAGGCTCGACACATTGTTTTTCAGGATGCCGGTTAAAATATTAACCCTCACCATTTGCTCGGCAACCGAATTGGAGGCCATTTTTTCAACTATACCCAATTGTTCTTGCGCCTTTGCTGCGTCGGAGGTTTTTCCGCTCAATACAACAAAAGCCGCCGCCAACGCCAACACAACCCCAATAGCCGCGCCAATAACGGTTAATTTTGTAGCGTTATTCATTGCTATCATAGCCACCGTTCCCGCCCGCGCCGCCGCCGTTGTTTGCAGTAACGCAAGCCTGAAAGCGCCCATCATTTGCCCCCATAGGCCATAGGCAACAATTCCAGCCTGTGCAATTTTGACCATCGGCCCCAATGCCAAAGCAAACACCCCAACGGCAACAATAGCCCTTTGTGTGCTTTCGCTCATGCTGCCGAATTTCTCACCCATGCTGCTAAGCCAGGAAGAAAACGCCTCTAATTTGCCAGTTATATTGAAAGTCTTATTCAGGGATTCACCTACCTCTGCCAGAAACATTTTGACAGCAACCCCGGCGTTTACAATGGCGTTACTGATACCGCCCTCTACCCGTGGCAGTTTCTCCATTGCGGCGGTAATCTTTTCCACAAATTCCTGCCCATTCACACCAAGCGCCCGTAAATCTTCGGCGCTCGTGGTGCCGAATGTTTCTTTCATCAACTTTGCCAGGCCTGGCATATTCTCTTTTATCACGTTCAGGTCTGACGTGAGAATTTTACCCTTGCTTATGATCTGCGCAAATTGTACGGTAACCCCGTTCAGGTTTTCAGCTGTGCCGCCGGTTGTGGAAATGGCGTTGGCGAGTTGGATGATTGTATGGCGGGCCTTTTCGGCTGAAAATCCAACGCCCTGCAAACGAAGCGAAGCCTTTACCGCCTGCTCAAAATCAAGCCCCGGCGCTTCGGCTGCTTTTCGCAGTGCTGTTAATTCCGTATTCGCTTCCTGTATGCTTCGCCCAGCCCCGGCGAAAGTGGCCTGCATCGCCTTTTCAATAGCCTCGATTTCCCCGGCGGCTTTGATTGCAGCAACGCCAAATGCCGCCATAGGCAGCGACAATTTCAGGGATAACTCGTTGCCGATATTAGACAACCGCGCACTGGCAGCCTTTACCGCTTTTTCGGCGTCTCTCAGTGACTTTTCAAGCCCTTTAATGTCGCCCCCAATCCTAACTCTTAATGCCAAGTCGCTCATGTTGCGTGTTGTTGTGTAGGATTAGAATTACCGGCCCGCTCGGCCAGCCATTGCCGGTAAAACTCGTCGGCATCGTCGTTAAATCGTTTCAGGTTTTCAGGTTCAACGTGTACCTCATTCACCATTTGCTCCAGGCGGTCACCGTCTTCGGGCAACCAAATAATGTCACGCATTTCAATACGCTTGCCTTTGTCCAGGTGTGGCGCAATGGAGTAGTAAGCAATGATTCGCGCCTGCCTGAATCCATTGTGCGCCCGCTCGATCTCTTGTTTTTGGTGGCCCTGGTAAGCATGGAAAAAGAAGCGCGGCGTAGAGCCAAAAAATTCGCGTTCTGTCCACCCCATCGCCCCGGCGGCTTCTGCCAGCCAAGCCCAATCGTTTAGCCAACTCTTTGCATTTTCACCGGCGTCTTTTTTTTTGCAGCGCTGCTATCCTTTGCCTCTTCGCCGGTCTTTGCCAGCGATTCAAGCCCCTTTGTACACAGCGTGGTTGCCTTGCCAATCACTTCCGGGTCTGAATCCATCCAGGCGCGTATGGTGTTTGGGTCGTAGTTATCCGGCTCAGTTACGCCGTTCAGGTATTCACCCTGCCGTAACCCGGTATACACAAATATTGGCAGCGCCTTTAGCCATTCCATCGGCGTAAATTTCCCATCGGCAATAGCGACCGCATCCAAGCCAAACTCTTCTTCGCAGGAAAGCATGGCGTAAAATCCGAAAACGAAAGGGCGTGTTTTGCCGCCGATATTCAAGTTTTGCGTCATAATGGAAATGTAATTGCGGACGAAGCACGAAGCCGCGCCCGCAATTGGATTTAAGCGTAAAGGGCTTGAGTCAGTGCGCCGGTGCCTTTTGCCTCAAATGAAATTGTACAACTCTGGTTTGTGCCAGGGCTGGAAATGGAAAACTTTGTCCACAGGGCGGAGCCGGAAAACTTGGTGTCGCCTGTTACGCCGGTGCCGAACACAACAGGCGAAACGGTTTGTGCCAGAATAAGCGTTGCTATTTCGTCGCCGTTGTTTGCGCCGTCGTAGGAATACAGGGCGGAGCCTGAAATAGACCAGGAGGTTTGCGCATAGAGACTTTCCTCGTATTGTCCCGAATCTTTGCAGGTGGTTTCCCTTGTGCCGTTGGTGATTTCAAGCGAGGTATCGCTCAAACAGGTGACAGCTACCGGAGTAGACCCGATCCATGTTTTGAGCAGTTTTGAATTAATTACTCCAGTAGTTGGCATAATATGAAGCGTGTTTTGATTAAAAAATTAATGTTACCCGGCACTACCCAATAGTTTCGGCGGGCGGTTTTTGTCTGCGGCTTTGGGGTGCGGCTTCGGGTGCTGGGACACATTGCCCATCCTGATAAAGCCCTGCATTTTTTCGGGCGGGCGTGTCATCGTTGCGCAGGGTGTGACCCAGGGCAAGAAGCGTCGCGCCGCCTTCGTCATCAACATTCAGAACCGCGCCTTTGCAGTATTGAAAGCCGTTGATTTCAGTGTTGAAAGCAAGTTCAATTTTCATGTTATGTAAGTCCGTTTTCAGCCATAAACCTTTCCGCTTCCCGGCGGAATTGATCGGCCATAAGTTTATAAACCATTGGTTTTGAGCGGTTCCAGGCGGAATTAAAAAATGGTTTTCCTTCCGGCCATTTCGCTGTGCCGCGCTCTACCATGTGCATGTAGTACCCGTCTGCTTTTTTCTCACTTGTAAAATTACCCTTCCCGCCTCCTTTCAATTTTGCGCCTACCCATGCACTGCTTGATCTTCGGAAATTCAGTACTTGCATTGATCGTTGCAGATTTCCGGGCGAATACGTGGCGACCACTTTACCGTTGCTGTACCGCTTGTGTGGTACCGTTCCGCGCGGAGCGGATGACGCCGCTATTGGGGCAAATAAGCCCGCACCCATTTCTGCAATCGCTTTTTGTCGCTCACCCAACCTGTCACCAAACGCCCGAAAGGTTTTTGCAACCCGCTCCACATCTTCCTGCATTATCTCAAAATCATTCATCGCTTCAGCCAAATTTCATACGTTGCAACGCACACAAAAAACTTACTATCCTCATCCTGTGCAATCTCACTGCGCGTGTATTCGCATCCTGTTACTGTCACCCCGGCTGCGGTCGTTTCTTCAAAATCAAACGCATTAAAAACCGCTTGATCCATATCCTCTGCCTGCGTGTATGTGTTCGCCCACATCGCTATCGTTGCCGTAACCAAAAACGCCGTCGCCTTTTGGGTTTTATTCCGGTCAGCAGGCGTGTTTGTGCAGGTGAAAGCAATGGCCGGGTAAATGTTTTGCGTCTCCGATTGCGGGATTTTCAGCGCGTATATCTTTGTTCCAACCAGCGCCGTTACTGTGGCGTCGTCGGATAGGATTGCTTTTATGTATCGCCCTGCCTTCATACCCGCTTTTCAGTTAAGAGGTTCAAATAAGTCCTTCTCGGCACGTTCGGCACTTCGACCACATTCAGTACATCAAAATACTCATCCGCGCCCCAACCGCCATACACTACCCGCATTTTTGCCGAAACAAGTTTTCGGTATCGGATACGGAAATTCATGCGCGTTACACTCATTAGTTGGTCGCCCAAATAGTCCTCTTTGTTTCCGGTTGCTGGCGACTCTACCGCCGCCGCAATGCGCGTATAAAGCGCCGCCCATGTTTCCGTTACCGATCCGCTTTGGTCGATGGCTTCCGTGCATGATTCGATGGTAATCCGCTCGTTCATTGTGCCGATATAGTCTGTCGCCGCCTTCATTTTCCCCACGGATAATAGCGCTGCAAAAACCGCTCAGATAGTTGCGGAAGGTTGCGCACCGGGTTCGTAGGGTTGGCGTGTAGGTCGGCTATCATAAGCAATGCGCCTATTTTTATGGGCCTCGGTACGGTGTCGGGCGTAGCGCCGAATCCGGCGGTATAAACCACCGTTACCGCGTCGGGCCTAATAACCAAGTCTGTGGGGTATTCGTAATCTACTTTTGACACTACAAAACCCCGCCCGTTGTAGGTGCCGGATGTGTATTCCGAACTACTCCAGGTCTGCGTTGCTCCATCGCTGTCGATGTACGATATTGAGGTAATCGCCAAAAGCGGTGCTTTTCTCAATCTCAGCGCCCCGGCCCCGGATGGAAAACAGGGGAATTTTTCGGTTATCGTCTGCGTAATCAGTGCCAGGTCGTAGGTTGCTTCGATGTCGCCAATTACGCCGTCAATCAAAAGTTCCACATACGGATTTTGTTCGTCAATGTCATCCAACCTCAATTGCTGCACCGCCTCGGCCATTGTCACCGCACGGGTGGTAGGGCCGGTTGTTACCGTTACGCTGGTAGCGTTCGGGTATAGGTTTGCAGTGTCGGGATAGTATGTCATCGTTTTTCGATCTTCGTTGTATCTGGTATGGCTTTTTTCACGCTTTGGGCGGGCGGGGCGGACAATATGCGTCCATGCCCCGCCCGTGCCAAATCGCGGGCGATTTCCTGTGTTGTTTCGACCGTCTGCCCACGCGAAAACGTGTACAGGGTGCCGGAACAACTTTCCAGTATTTCGACCTTTACGAGTTCGTTTGCCATTAGGATGCGGCGGTAATCATGTGTTTGATCGCACCTGCGTCCAGCAGTTCAGAGTCCCAACGCGCCCACGCCTGGAAGCCGACAAGGCCGTTTGCGCTGTACAATTCATCCTGACGCAGTACGGTCATTTCCTTTACCATTCGGATGACGAATTTGGAAAAGTCGCCTGCGGCCATGATTTTTTTCGCGGCTGTTACAGCGTCGTCCATATCCTGATTGATCCAGTAGCGGTATCCTTCCAGGCGGTCGGGTTCACCTTCGCGCACAGATGGCTGCCACAATGGGCGGGCGTCGCCGGAGCCGATGGTCAGTTTTTTCACGGCTGCCAGGATGGTATCGTGAAACATCAGGCCAAAATTCGGAGAGCGGCGGTAGGCTGGATTGATAGAGTGTATCAGGTCGATGATTTCAGGGAACGTGAAAGCCGTAGCAGAAGCAGTGGTTTTACCCGCACTGGTGGCAGGAACAAAACCTTGCGGCTTACTGGAGCCGTCGGCGGTGGTGGCGGCCAAATTGATCGCACGGCCAAAACGGTCACCGAATACACCCGGAACCTCTACCGACATATCAAACGCGGAGTCTTGTAAAAGTTCCTGCGAAATCTTTACGGCGGTGGTGTACTTGTATGCGTTCAGCGTCTTTTGACCGTAGGTGATGTCGGCAATGGTGACGGCTGCGGCCTCTGTGGTCAGAATAGCCAGCGTACCAGTGTCGTCAGTGGTAGGCCACGGAAGCGCCTGTCCGTTTTCAGTATACATGACGCGGCAAGCCTGCATGATGCCGGAATAATCCTTCATCGTGCGTACCATTTCGGCCATGTAATCCTGCGGGACAGTGTGACCACCAAGCGTAGTAGTGCCTACTATTTGGTTAGATGTACCCCGTTTTAGGATTTCGCGTTCTTCCGGAGAAAGATTGGCTGCGCCGTACCGGTAATACCGATCAAAAGCGGCGCGGCGCTCTCTTTCCAGACCCTTGTCGGCAATAGGCGCGGTTGCGTCAGATTTCCACTGACCGCCACCCGCGTCGCGTTGCACAAATTCCTTTGTAGCGGCTTCTGCGGCGCGTTGTTCGTCGCGCTTGTAGGCTTCAATGGTGGTCGTTAAGCCCTCATATTCCGCGTCGAGGCGCTTCCAGGTTGTTTCTTCGTCGGTGGTCATTGCGCGAGCCTCTTTTGCGGCCTGCGTAGTGATGTCGGTCATCTGTTTGGTGATAACCCCCCGCTTGTCGTAGGTTTGTTGAATGCCAGTAACCATAAATGAAATGTGTTTTGATTAAATTATTGTGCCTGCATTTCACGCAAGCGGGTTAGTTTTCTGTAATGTTCTGTTTTCCAATCGGGTATGGATTGCGGCGTTTCCTCGCTGCGCTCTTCCGTTTCCTCAAATCTATTCCGGGCGCGTTCCGGCATTGCGGCTTGAAAACTGCGCTTTGCTATTTCTGCGTTGTCGCTGTACGCGGTCGTTTCCTTGAAGGCGGGGTATGTGACCGGCGAAGTATCGTACACTTTGCCCCATTTCTGTATTGACCGAATATCAACCTTGCCCTGATACGTCACACGATCCAGTGTTCTTTTTTCTACCACACCCTCCAATTCGGCACGGTCTACCAGTTTCCAGACTTCTGCCGCAATGGTAAAAGCGTAACTGCTTTGGTGAACATAGCCGCCTTTTACGAGCGTAAGCGCGTCTTTTGCGGCCTGTGTGTCAGGCAGTTTATTCGCCTTGTAGTGCATCCCGTTTTCATCCATTGTTATTTGCAGCGTTCCGTTATGGGTGCGGCCCAGCACAATGTCAGCATTATGATTAAACAGGCAGGCGCACTCCGAAAAGTCAGCGCCATCACCCGCCCCGGCTTCGTTGACCTCCAGGTGCCAGCCCATATCTGCATATACCCCGAAAACCGCCCCGGTTCCCTGGATTACATTGTCTGCATCATCAGAAGCGCGAACCTCGCCGGAGAATACCCGGCGCTCGATATTATGCTGCTGCTGCGGGCTGTTCATCCGTGTTTGGGCTTGCGTTGTCATCTTCTTGATTATTTTGCGTTTCTTGTGGCCCTTGCACTTCCGGCGCGGGCGCGGAAATGTCCACCATATTGAGCGGACGGAAATAGGTTTTGCCATGCCCGCCAGGTATAGGGTTCATGCTGTTTGTTGCTCTGATTTCGTCGGAATTATAAGCCCCGATATTGAACATTTTGGTAAGGAAATCCGCACGGCTTTTACTGTCCGCGATCAACAGGCCATCCATATTGTGCCTGAAAAACGTGGTGCCTTTTTCAGAATCAAAAAGCAGTTTCCGGTTATATTCCTGCTCGAAATTGAGCGCTATCGGAAGCATGGTATCTGTACGAAATTCAAGCCCCTGATGTTCGATGTTGTTATTTGTGGAGCGTTCCAGTAGGCCGATTTTATGCTGCGGTACGCGGTGAATCGACGCCATATCTTCCTTTGAAAGTTTGGCGGTTTCGATAAAAAGCGCGTCGGCGGGTTTCAGGGTCAGCGGTATGTATTCCAGGCCGTTTTCTAAAACCATCGGTTTACCCGCATTTTCGGTTCCGGCGTATTTTTCGCCCCACATATCCCGCATGTTATTTACTTGTTCGGGAGTGAGTTTCGACGGGTGTTTAAGGTAACCGGTAGACAGGGTGCCATTTTTCCAAAGCGCACTTTGTGCGTATGTGGTAGCCAGGCCCATGCCGACATTTTCCCGGAATAATTGCAGCGGCGATTTTCCTTTTAGTCCGTTGCTGCTCAGTCCTTTTACGTGGAATACATCAGCGGCCCGGACTAATTGCTCTTTGTGGCAGAGTTTGTACCACAGCGCCCCGTTCTTATCCAGGTATGGCGTACACATTGCCGGGTCTTCACAAATGCGTAGTTCGGACGGTCGCCCAATACCATTGCGGATAATTTCAGCGTAAAAATTACCGTCTATGCACAGATGTAGCATAGCAGTAGAGCGGAACGTAAAGGAGGTGTAAAGTTCCGAAGGTTCGGAGTTGACAAGCCGGTGAACCGGGTCGCTGGTCATTTCTTCCACATTGCCGCCTTTGTCGCGGCGGAACTTACCAAGCGGGAGCGAGGCCAGCGATTCACCCAATACTTTAGCGCAGGCATAAAACGCTACGTGCGTCAGTATGCTTTCACTATTTACCGAAACGCCAGATTTTGTTTTCGGGCCAAACATCGAATACATCCATTCGGACGGGTTTGCAAGCGAAACCGGCGCCTGGCTGGATCGGAACAAACTGTTGAACGTATGGCGTATAGATGTAAACACTCCCATTGTATTGCAAATGTCGGGCTACATTCGCGCGCGGGAGGGGGGCATTGTCCGCTTTATGTGCGGCGGCGCTTTAAATAATCTTTTGCAGATTCGGTCATTCGCCACCAATAGAAAGGGATGAGTCAGTCATACAGGTTATTGTATGGACTGGTATTTTTATTGGCTTGCAGTATCTTGCCATCCACGCCATTGCGGCGGCTTCGGCAGGGTTTTCGTGTTTAAATTCATCTGCTGTATTATATCGGTAAGCATCCGCATACCAAATCTTTTGTAATCTGTCAAAATAAAATCGGGTGGAATCAAGAAGCGTTAAAATATCGGTAGCGGTCGGGGCGAAAATTCCGCCGTCAGTCCAAAGCATATCGTTAGTCAACCAGTAGGGATGCCAAACCATTTTTTGCGGAATACTGTCATCTTGGTATTGCTCCCAACACTGGCGGTACCATGCCTGTCCGCGCTTCGGTTCCGGTTGCGGAAACCCCGCCGCTTTTAGTTTGGCTGCTGTTTCAAAACTTACAATGTCCATTATTTCCTCGTTTTATACCACCGTCTCCGACTCCGGCAGAATGATTTAAAGTCCACATACTTACCACGTCGGAACGCGGCGCAATATTCGGCCTCCACAACCACAAACGCCGCCTTTTGGGTGCAACCCCTTTCGGATAGCACCACATAAAAGCGCTTCATATACCCGTCTGTGGAGATAAGGTCAAGCGCTGCGGCTTCGATGGTTATGGTTGCGGTCATAAAGAAATCATATCCAAATTTGGTGAAAACGCATCTATAAACTCTTGCCGGTACGTCATAAACTGACCCCGCGCCATAACCGCACTAACCGGCCCATCAACCTTCTCCGTCGCCTTTTCCTTGTTGATTTTTATGTTGCCGTTCGCGTCTTTCCTGACCATGACGTTACCCATCATCCAGCGCATTACCGGGTTGGCATTGTGGGCCAGGTAGCCGTCCTGAATTGTCTTTTGAAAGTCAACCGTGGGGGCGTTCATCATCGGGACGCTTTGTGTAAATTTCTCCATGCGCACCCCGTCGTCTTGCAGGTTTATTACCAACTGTGAAGAGTTATAACGGTCGTAAGCGATGGAGTGTAGGCGATATTTTTCCCGAAACTTATTAATGTCATTCCTGATGTATTCATAATCAGTTGTGTTGCCAGGTGTCAGGGTTATTAACCCTTCTTCTGCCCATCGCACATAATCAACTTTATCCCGCTTGCTGCGCTCGTAGGCTGTGTCTTTTGGGCAATAGAAGCGATATATTTGGCGGTAATCCATAATGTCGCCAACCTCTTCGGGTGTCATTTCCTGGAAAATACCCGCCGAATCCCTCATTTCAAGTTTTCCGACCCCTTCTTCATCATAAACAACCCTAACATCTCCCTTTCTCATTAACTCGTCGCCAAGCGGCGGAAATTCAAGCGTAAGAGCGCACAGGTCATCTGTTTCAGCCAAGTCAAGACCCCCGAAACACATGCGGCCCACTAAATCAACCTCGTTAAATAGTTGCCCTGATTCCATCCATGTGGAATCCTTTATCCATGTCGAGTGCGAACGTGTCCAGATGTTGAAATTCTTATTCAAAACCTCATTCATCTTTGCGCCGCCCTCGTTGATTGCGGCCTGCACCTCACCCTCCAGCCAATCCGTTTTCACAGATACGCCCAAGTTCGGGATGGCTTTAGGCCAGCAATCGCGGTTTGTTATTGGGTCGTCGCCTTCATCCACGGTATAAATTATCCCAAACATGCGTTCGTCATCCATGCGCTGCTCTAGGACATTGCACACCATTTTCCTATACTGGTAGCAAACACCCTCGATATTGTCCCCGGCTGTTGTGATAATGAAAATGAGGGGGTTAGTAACTGAACCCTGCCCGGATTCGATGGCGTTCATCACGGCGCGGGATGGGTGGACGTGCAGTTCGTCAATGATAGCCGTTTTCGGAGAAAGCCCTTGCAAGGTTCCAGCGTCGGAACTGACTGCCTCGGCCTTAGACCCGCCAATCATTACTTTGCGTTCCTGTATGCGCAATTTATTTGCCCATGAGAATTTGCCCTTTACTTTAATCGCCATGTTTTTCATCGCCATGAACGATACCCCGGCCTGATCGCGGGAACTGGCAGCGCTATAAATTTCGCAGTTATCAGCGCCCTGATTTTCGAGTATGGAATAGAGCATGATCCCGCCCGCTTTTTCAGACTTGCCATTTTTGCGGGTGACTTCTTCGTATGCCTTCATAAAGCGCCGCCCACCGTTGACGTGCTGCCAACCGAAAATGCAAGCCAGGATAAAGCATTGCCACGGCTCAAGGATAAACGGGGTATTGGATTGCGCCCACTCGTTTTTAGTGAGGGTAAGACAGGAAAAGAAAACCAAAACGCGCCCTGCTTCCGCCTCATCAAAGTAGTACGGAAAATCGGCGGCGCGTTGGCGCTGCAAATCCCGAACCTGTCTTTCGACGGCCAGGCGTACCCATTTACAGGATACAATTTCACCGGATAAGATGCCGGTCATGTACTGTTCGTACTTTTCGAGCATTAAAGCGTGTTACTTGTTCTTTGTTGATAACCACGCCATTGCGGCTGATTCGGCAGGGTTTTCGTGACCATAACCGTGCATTATGTCACTAATTTCAGCCACCCAAAACTCGCCTGTCCCCTGCCTGGTTAGCACCCATTTGGCTGGCAATCCCCGCAAAATATCAGTAGCGGTGGGTATGTAAACCAATTCATTGAAATCCTCTTTTAGTATTATCTCTTGTTCAAATTTACCATACGCTATAACGTGGGTAAATTCATATTCGTCAATAACAAGCAATTCGTATTCGTCTACATCTTCTACCTTCCACCACATCTGTCCGCGCTGCGGTTCCGGCTGCGGGAATCCGGCGGCTTTGAGTTTGGCTGCTGTGCCTGAATTTACAGTTTCCATATCTTTCATTTTGCCGCCCCTCCAAAAATATCGTTCCTCGGATCGCCCACACCCTTTTCTTCTTCCGGCGCATTGATACGCTGTGCCGCAAGTGGGGTTAATCCAAATTCTTTTTGCAGTTGCAGGATTTGTGAATTTGCTTTTTCGAGCGTGGTTAGTGAAGGGTTGCGCTGCCAAATACCTTTGTCGGTTTGGTAGGATATGCCCCGCGCTTTGATGTCATCGGCAGCCTCTTGCCTCAGCCACATAGTATAGGCCAGAATCTCAAGCGCTGCATAGTCTTTTTCTGATAACAGGCGGATGGATAGCGCGGCTTTAGCCTCTGAATACCAGTACTTGTGTGCCGCTGGTATCAGGGTTCCCGGCGGGTTCGGTACACTATCCGTCAGCGTTGGAATAGCCTTTCCGCCGTGTCGATCCTTGCGAAAGGTGCCGTCGGCGACGTGCTGGGCTATTGTTTTACGTGGTTTCGGCATGGCGTTCGTCGTAAAATTTCCAATCTGGCCGCATTTTCTGAATATAGTCCGGCATCCCTTCCGGTATCAAATCCACCTCCATTACTGCCGTGTTTGTCATGTCATCCATGTAGTACTTGAAAACCCGCATTCCAAGAATGTTAGCGACCTTGTGCGGATGGTCGGAAATGCCAGCATTAAACGCGGCTTGTGAATCGTAGGAAATTAATTGCCGAACCGCAACCCCGTTTTCATCCCAGTAGATTTTGCGCGGCTCAGGGATGACGGGCGCAGGCGCGTTGTTGATTTCATAGTGGGTTGTTTCTCCTATGAATTTATCGCCCAGGAAGATGCGAAGCGGTGTTGCGTCACTCGTTGCCTGATCTGATTTTGTGATGTAGAGCGTTAGGTGGTTCATAAATTCAAAAGTTGGGAATTGACAATCGTTTGCGTAGGGA